GGACCATTATGTTTAATTTCTTTTTGTACACCTTCTCTACTTGGCATTGCTATTTCTCTACAAAAAGCTTGTACTCGTCTTTTTTGTTGATCTTGGTTCATAGCTCTTAATTGTGAAGCAGTAGAAAAACCTTGTACTTCATCTTCACCTAAAACTTGACCATCAGATGTGCCTACAGCATTAGATGATACTCCTTTTGGTAAAGTAAAGTTTACATAGAACCTAGCTTTTCTTTGAAAGCCTTCAGCCTCATTGACCATGGATTGAAATCTACCCATAGTAGTTTCAGGATTGCCACCAGCCTTTTGTCTTAAACGTGGATCGGATTGTACATCATCAAGTGAGCGATCTCTAGGCAGCCCAATCCTAATGTCGTATCCACCAATTCTCTTACCTCCTCTTAGTATAGCGATAGCTGTATCCTCCCTTCTTCTCTCCACCATCTTCTGGCAGTCGGTCTAGTTATATTTAAATCTTTACACATTTCTATTAAACTCTTATAAACTTTTCCTTTATAAATTCTTTCTTTGGCACCTATACCTAATTTGCCATACATATGATTTCCTTCACCTGACATCTTTTCTGATGTATTTAATCTCTTTGCTCTTTCTATTGCGCTCTTACTCATATTCTCTTTCCACTCTTGTGTGAAAGTTCTTGTTGAACCTATCGCAACTGGTGTTTTTATTCCACCTGGCATAATATTGTAATAACCATACTTCTTAATATATTTATCTTCTTGTTCAAACGCATCACTACCCTCATATATGGTTTTGACACTAAAATTCTCTTTGCCATATTTTCTTATAGCATTATGTAAAGGCCACTTCGCACCACTTCTAGCAGTTCCCAAATGACATCTAAATCTTTTCATCATAGGTTGCGATGTAAATCCAACATAACTGTGGCTATTTAATTCGTTTGTAATCTTATATACTATCATTTTTTACCGCATTGACATCTCTTGCCAAATAGTTTGTCTATTAGTTTGTTCCAAAGTTTTTTCATTAATACGGTTTTCCTTTTTTAAACTGTGCAACTGGCAACATAACTGCCAATGCTGCTTCGTCAAAATCAACTCTTAAAAAACTTGACCTAACATGACTATACAAATATTTCTTAACAGTAGTTGCTGCGATACCTACATTCTTAACTCTATCATAGGTCGCATCAATTCTTGTACTCTTTGCCATTCCACCAGTAGCAAATCTTTGTAAATTATTCAATAGACTTATTCTTTGTAGAGGTCTTATATAATGAAAGTTCAATCCCATAAAACCACCTGGTATTGTTTCCAATGGTAATACAAGTGGAAATGTATCATACAAAGGTAATGTCTTCTTATATTTAGGGTCGTAAAAGAACATATTTAATCTTCCTTTACTAGGAATACCATTTAATTTACCACTATTCATTAACTTTCTAGCTGTAATTCTATCACCTAAGTCGGCAATAGTTTTTCTATACCAATTAGCACTCTTACGAATGCCGCCTTGTTGAGTTTTTAGTGGGTCAAGGATGCTTATTGCCATGTCTATATTTATACGAAAAAAGAGTGCCGTATTTCTACGACACCCTTAAAGTTTACTGAAGCTTGAGAGAGATTTACTCTTCCTCGGCTAATTTACTAAAATACGATAAAGTATCGTCTTCACTAGCAGCAGGAGAAGTAGCTTCTGTACTTTTCACACTTGGTGCTGATTGAGATGGGAGGTCTACCTTATCAGCAGTTGTCGTGCTTCGTACACCTGTAATCGTCCTATTCAGTTTCTCTTTGAGTTCGTCATAGGTTTTGAAATTATCGGGTGCAAGAAATGGTTTAAGAGGGTGTTGAGAAGACCATAATTTCTTAATGTCTTCATCACCTTCTTTGATTTGTGACACAGCCTCAAATTCAGACTTGTCATAGTTCCAATAACCGTCAACTTTTCTAATCTTCAATTTGAAGTTAGCGCCTTTCCAAAAGTCAAAAGGATTGACTGGTTTCTCATCTTCAAATGCTGGTTGCATAGCTTCTGTAATCTTATCAAATATCTTTTTACCAAATTTGAATAAGAATACTTTGCCCTCATTTTCAGGATGCTTTGGATCTGATTGTACTAATATATTTGCATAGTAAGATAATTTTCTTTTTCTCTTTCTAGCAATTTCTTTGTCACTATCTAAACCTGTATTCCAAAGTCTAGTGTTTTCTTCTGACACAGGGTCTTTGTGACCTAATGTAGTTAGTGAGTTTTCAATGTACCAGCCACCAACATCTTGGAATGCATGTGACCATACTCTTTGCCAAGGTAAGTCTTCTCCATCAACTGATGGTAAGAATCTAATGACAGCGTATCCATTACCAGTTTTATCTAGTTCTGGTTTCCAAAATCTGTCGTCTTGGTATTTTGATTTGTTTTGATCTTTATTTTCTGTACCAAGATTGGCTTCAATAGCCTTGGTAAGTTTGTCAAAGTTTGAGCTTGACTGTTTAAGTGATTCGAAATCCATTATATTTTCTCCTTGTATGTATTTTCGTATTATTATATTTGTGTTTCCTGTTTAATCGGAATCATTATTATTTATAAGACTTCTCTCTTTGTTCTACCCACTTTTTTAGACTTTTTGATTTCGCCTGTTCGTTGTAAGCAGATTTAGGTAAAGACTTTCTTATTTTATATGCTTTATATCGTTCTATCAATTCTATAATCTTGTCTAAAGATTTGTATATAATTCTATCTAACATATTACCCTCATTATACCATATTATTGATCATTTGTCAACCCTAGTTCAAACTTCTTATTGAATTTCTTAAATGACATATATGATATGTTCTTATTCTTTGACCATTCGTGTATCTCTTTTGATACTCTTTCATTAATATCACCATCTTTACCAAGTGGATTGACTTTAATAAAATTAACATTAGGAAACTCAGCCATCAAATGATTCCATTGACTAATCCAATTAGTACATGGTATTGGTGGTGCCTCTGGTGCGCCATAACAAGTTGTTCCCTTGTACAAATTGTTTATTTTAGGTCCATTACTATATAAGTCATGGCCAAGTAAATATATGTCTGTTGTATCTGTGAATTTTGTTAATCCTACCAAGCCAGCTGTGGCGCCACACGCCCAACCTCTATCTCTTAAAACTGATGGTATCAAATCTGTTAAGTCATTTGATTTGTCATTTTCTTGTATCCAACTTACATAACAAGCTGTGTTATTAATCTCTCTTTTAATTAGTTCTGCATTACCTTTATATCTTTTTACAATAGTTGCTTTACCTGATATAGCTGACCCATGGAATACAAATTGTTGAGCATTACCTTTATCGTTTATCTTTATATTATCAAAATATTGTTTTGCTTCTTTCGCAAGTTCAGGTTCTGTACCATAAACAGTATGTTCAAACATCATTGCTGGAAGTTTAGTCCAGTTTCTTAACCAAGTTTCGTTTTCTTGGCAATATCCACTATGATATACTTCATGCGAGATTGCTTGGTCAACAGCACATAATATATCTGGCGCAAAATCTCTATACAATCCATTACAACCAGCAGTCTTACCATGTGGCTTTAGTTTATTTAAATCTATTGTATTTCTACTTTGTCCATTACCTATACAAAATAAGTTCATTCTTTTTCCCTCGTTATTAAATTATCTGGCTTATCAATTGGTTGTCCCATTCTATTAAACCATTTAGTATTAGCATGATAGACATGGTTTAAAGTACCATCAGCGTTCTTAATAGACTTCTTATCTATCTTACCTTCATACTCCTTACCATTCTTCAATATTAGATTAAGATGTCCATATAAGTCACAATATAATCTATCAACAGCTTCACCATTTGGTCCAATCTTATTACTCTCTGGTATAGTATTACTCAATGTTCAACTCCAACTTTGTGACTTTCTTTTCTTGTCCTATACCACCAGTGACAAAATAGTTAGCACCAACTATGTATCTTTGAAAATCACTATCGTTTGGAGTTGTCATATGTTCCATATGACCTGGTATAATAACAATATCACCTGTCTTAACTTTACAATTAAAACTCGTACTGTTAAATATGTTTCTATTAGTCTTGTAATTAAAATCTAAATTCCACTTTTCTTCTATAAAATTATTTCTAGTTGTTAATACTAAATCGCCACTATAACATCTAGCATAATATACTACACTAAAAATACAATTCTTGTGGTCATGTGGTGGGTGTGAGTTGCCTCTTGTAGTTTTTGCTGCCCAACTCGCTGACATAGTAAATTTATTAAACATACCTAACACTTCATCTACATAAAAATTCTTATGTTTTTCAAAAACATTTTCTAACTCTTTAAAGTCATAGTCTTTGAAAAGCTTTTGTGAATTAGATACGACAGATATTTTTTTTCTATGTTCATCAAAATCCTCTGAGGGTGGATAAAACCATTCTACTTCTTTTAGTCTTTCAAACTCTTTTGTATCCATAACATAATCAGTATGAGTATGATATAGTGGAGTAGAAAATAATGGTATGATACTATTTGGATTCATTTACAAATACATCTTTCATAATAAATTTACATTCTGTTGCATTATAGTTTATAAACGGTTTCAATCTGGTAATCGTAGATGCGATTTCAGGCCAGATAAAAGTTTCTTTAATCTCCACATTCCAATTTTTAATAAACGACAAAAAGTGTTCCAAGACGACTGCAGTCTGGTACCCAACTTTTCTTTGAATAAGAAGTTGTAAGATTCTAGGATGCTGACCTTTAGGACTTCTAAAAGCGTTATTAAAAGAAATAGACTTATCATGCAAATCATTGCTAATAGATACACAGTCTGATCTAAAATGATAGGCAAATGCTTCTTTCCTTTTTCTATAATCCAAGTAAACATCTTTACCATCATTTTCCAACAGATTACCAATCCATCTCTTGCGATCTGCAAGAAAGTTAGCAACAAAGAAGTCAAGTATATTATCTTGTCCATATTTTGTACTTAATTTGTGAAAAAAGTATCTATCCTTTCTTTTAGTAAAACTACTGAGTGTCGCATTGACTTTACCACCATATTTGATATAGTCATAAGTTTTAGATGTAAAATGTAGCTTGACACCGAGATAAACTTTATAAACATCAAAACCTCCATACATATTAAATTGGTAATATACCACCCTTTGGAGTGTTTAACAACCTTAAATCAATTGCTTCTACTTGTACTTTTTCTTTTAAACTTTTTGAAACTAAAGATGAAACTGTTCCTGGGTCAATATCGTTTTCTTCGCAATAATGAAGTATAGCTTCCATGTATGTAGTTCTTTTTTCTTTTACTATCTTCTCAATTTCAAAACTAAACTCTTTACTATTCATCAAAATCCGATCTTACTATATGTTTCCTTAAGGCTCTTACAAGTCTTTCTAGGTTATCTATAATATCAATCATAGATTTATCTGTAATGTAATGCTGTTTTGCTTTTAATTTGTCGTATTCTTTTAATGAAATTGAAACCATTGGTGTTGGTGGACTTGCTTCATTTTCATAACTTGCGTCTTCTGATCTATCGTCTGTCATTATATTCTCCTAATTATATAAGTGTAGGGTACTTACTCTCGCTTTCGCCTACACAGTTGCAACTCTATTACTATACCATATTATTGATCATTTGTCAACCGTTGTTAGGTCAAATGTATGATATAATAT